TAATTTTCATAGCAGCAATTATTATATCATCATCTGAATCAGGATCAGGCTTTTCCAATTCATCAATAAAAAAATCTTTTCCCATTTCAAGACCTTTTGCTTCTAGTTTGCCAACTATATTATCATATTCAAAACTTAAATCCCCGGCGTCATCATCATCCATACCTGGTTGCGTACCAGATATGGTTATTTCAGTAGTTCCATTTCCGTGATAAAAAACTGAGTTAGACCCTCTACCTATATCAACTATATCTTCAAATTCTTTTGTTATTTGATCTTCGTCACCAAAAAATTTGTTTACTTGTCTATCTAATGGTTTGTTTGACCCTGGTGTAGTTATACGTCCTCTACCTGCGTTAGGGTCATTTGCTCCTCCCACACTATCTGGATCTTTTGATGGTTTTGGTTCATCTTTTGTTGGTTCATCTTTTGTTGGTTTATCATCTTGAGCTTTTTGTTTCTTTTCATAATCTTCAATATCTTTTGGTTCTGCCTTAACTAATTTATCACCATCAGATTTATGGGTCATCTTACCATCTTTACCATATCTACCAAAACCTAAATGTGTTAACCCTAATCTTTTCGCATCATCACCAACAGATTCAGAAATCTGTTCATTTCTAATAGTAGTAATTTGTTTTTTTAAATCTGCTATCTTTTTTGCTTTATCTAATCTTTTTTGTGCAGTTGCTACAGCGTCTTCGTTTGCTTTCTCATCATCATCTTTATCTGTTTTTTCATCATCATCTTTATCTTTACCGTGAATTTTTACAGGATCATTTAATTGTGATATTTTTCTTCCTCTAATTCTTTCACCCTCTGGGTCTACAGCTTCACCACTTTTTTGTCTGCGTCAAGTCGTGCTTTAGCATATTTTATAATATTTTGTTCAGGACCTGTTAATGTGGCTAAGTCTGCACCCATTTGACCTCCACCTTTTTTAACTTTGATTTTAATACCAAACTTTCTTGCGTCCGCTTGTATTTTACTCATTGGTTTGTTGGCGTCAAAGAAATCGTCCTGGAATGTTGCTTCATTCATTTCCCTAAGAATTTGTGCCATTGACTTGTTATACTTCATATTTCTCTCCGTGTACTATTTATACTAATTGTCAACTGGAGCATTGGCACGCCATTGATAACATGACCAATATCTCGCTTTTGTCTTTGGCCCTGGATTATCACAGTTATGTCTTGCTCTAAATGATTTACGTCTAGCAGGATCGTCTCTCTTAATAGATAGTCCTGTTGTATCACCAAACGATACCTTCTTGACTTTATCGCCGTCTTTTACATATACATAAAATTTCTTTGAACCGCCACGAATAGGATCGTTTAGTTTTACTTTTTTACCTTGATATTCTGCTTCTGTAATAGGCAAGTCTTTAAACTGTTCTTCACAGATAGCGTCTATTTGTTCAACTTCTTTCATTGTTTTCATATTACTTACCTCTTACTTTCGCTGCTAAATCTTTGTCTGCTTTACCCCAAGTACCACTTGATTTAGTAACAAAGCTGTTTACTCTAGCCATACCCCATTGTTGTGGAGTAGTGCCTGGTCTATGACCAGTTCTCCATGCAGCCATACCTCTGTTATATACTTTCATCAATACACCATATGGCATACCAGATTTCGCTGCTTTCTTTTTCACGCCTTCATTTTCTGATAACAACTCATCTAACATTTCAGATACAGTTTGGTCTAGTTTAATTCTATAATCTGTGCCATACTCATCTTTGTATTGATTTATTGTTTCTTTTGTTTCTGACCATGTTTTAATATCTTGTATTTCTTCTTTTACATCTTCGCCAAACTTTTTCTTAAAGGCAAGTGTGTGTTTTGATGGTCTAGTTTTTCCACTAGCGTCACCTGGTGCAGGTTTGTATGCAGCAGGATTATCATCATCCATCTTTGTACCTTTTTTAAAGTGTGCGTCTCTAGCTGATTTTGTAGATTTAGATTTTACACCAGCATAATATTTTGCAGGCTGTGTGCCTTTCTTATCTTTTATATCTGGGTCTTGTCTTACTTCTGGATCTTCACTTGCAGCTTTGGCTCTTGCCATTTGTTGAGGAGTAGGTGCGCCTTTCTCACCTTTCTTTCTCATCTTCTCACCACGCTTTCTTTTCATGTGAATATTATGCCATAAACCTTTTTCTTCTAATTCAGTTTCTTCAAATTTTTGAAACTTACGTTTACCAACTAATGTTCCATAGTCTCTCACTTGACCAGGTGTTTTAATATTAAACGTTCTCATAGTTTTAATCTGGTCTGCTTGATCTGGTCCTTGTGTCCATGTATCTACACTTGCGATTTTAGGTTGACCTGGTGTTTCAATTGGTAGTTTTCTTTGTTTATCTTTCTTTTCTTCTTTTTCAGTTTCGTCTTGTTCATCTTCAACATCTTTTTTCTGTGCGTCTTTAGCTGAATTTATTTCTTCTTCAAAAGATTTAAAAGATTTCAATTGATTAGCATTCTTTTGTAATACTAGTTTCTTCTTATCAACATCTTCAACTTGTATCTCGCTGTCAATATTGTTTGCTGGTGTGATTTCATTTAACCATGCTTTTTCTACACCACCATCTTCCATTTCATATTGTACATAATTTGGTCCACGTTTAATAATCTTACCAACATTTCCATTGTTATTGTTTTCAACCATGTCGCCCATATTAAATATATTATTGTTATGATAGTTTTCTCTTATCATTCTTAATTCATCATCTTCTGGTGCCATCGCCTCGTTCACTCCCATACCTTTTTTTAAGTCTTTAAATAATTTCATAGCGTCCTTCTCCTTGGTGCCTGATATCAGTCCTTGTTTGAAACTTGTAAAGTCATTAGCAGAAGCATATGTTCTCATCTTACTAGCACTCATACCTTTGGCACCAGTAGCGTCAGCGTCTCGTTCTCCTGCACTTATAACATTTACAGTATCAAAGTTATAATCTGTACCGTTATATTTTTTAATTAGCTTTTTAAATTCAGCAACTCTATCACTACCTGCAATCATATAAACATCTGTATATTTTTTATCAAATCTATTTTTCAATATTTCCATAAATGTGCGTTCAGTTCCAATAGCTGGTAGTATAGTTATGCCTCGTGGATATATCTTTTTTAAGTATGCCACTTTTTGTTTTACTGTCAAAGGATTTTTAACTTTATCCTGACTTGCACTTACATATAGCACAGGTAAGCCTTTAACCCTTTTCGCTATAGTAATAATTCTTTCTATAAGTTTTTGGTGTCCTATTGTAGGTGGATTTAATCTACCAAACGCAAACACCACAGGTTTACTTTTACCTGTGTCTTTTTTCAATAATTCTTTAAGAGTTTTCATTTGGTATCCTTACTTTTAATAATGGTTTGTCATTAATTGTTATATCACCTTTTTCATTCTTACCTATCTTTTTTACTTTGATAGATTTATTTTTAAACTTACCACCTTTTACAACATCACCAACTTTGATTGGTATATTAATGTCTTCTTTAAATGCTGCTTGTTTTTTCTCTAATTCTTTTCTCATCCACATTTTTGCAACACGATTTGTTATAGGTTTTTTAACTATTCGTGCAACCATCTTATATGCTTTCGCAAGTATATCATCATTTGCTTTATTGTTATCAATAACATAAAAATTTTTCATACCAAATAACATTTGCAACTTACCCATATTTTGTTGTATTTCTGCATGACTTTTTTTTACAATATCAATAGGCACTTTTCTAGGTCTCATAGCATTTCTTGCC